TTACATCAGAGCATTGACCCTTGCCTGTACTGCTACATAATCATAACCTTCTGCGGTGATTCTGTTCTTACGATCAGCACCGTTTCCATACTCACCACGGATGACTGCCCTTGCAATTTCATCAATGGATTTCTTAGGTGTTCCGCAAAGTTCATTGACCTTGTTCTGAACTGCGGTGTAATCATAACCCGCCTGTTCAATGCGGTTCTTTCTGTCCTGACCGTTACCCCAAGCACCATTGATGACTTCCTGTGCAATTTCATCAACAGATTTCTTTGGTGTAGTGTCTACCCCTAAAATCTCATTGACCTTTGCCTGAACCTCATCATAGTTGTACCCGGCTGCTTCAAGTGCTGCTTTACGATCAGCACCATTGCCATATTTGCCGTTGACAACATCCTGTGCGACTTCATCCACCGACTTCTTAGGTGATTCAGGCTGTGCAGTATCACCATAGAAATAATCAAGGTCTACATTTCCGGCAATACCATCAACAGAACCCTTGCTTGTGTACTGATGGAACATACAAGGATAATCAGGATCACCAGTATAATCAGCCAACCAGTAAATATACTGTGAAATCAGTTCATCAGTATACATATTCTTATGGTAGTCAATATTGGAATAAATACCCGCCTTGTACCCGTGACTGGTCACATACTCACAAAATGCCTTTGTGAAAGCAACACATTCATTCTTACCAAGGTTGACCCCCTTTTCCTTTGCCTGTTTTACAGTGTCATATTCAAAATCATAGAAAATCACTGTGTCCTTGCCAAGTCCGGCTTTCTCAACCTGTGCAATACAAAATGCTGCTTCATTCCTTGCCTGATCTGCGTTGAGTGCATAACTGAAATGATATACACCTTTGACTGGAATATTATTGGCACGGCATCCGTTGACATATTCAAAGAACTTACCATCTACTGCCTGACGATAACCTTCACGAAGGATTACAAACTGAATCCCACTTGCTGCAACCTTGGCAAAGTCAACTGCACCTTGCCACTTTGAAATATCCATACCCTTCATCATATTATTTGCCCTCACTTTCTGTCTTTTTCTGTAAAATATCAATAGCCTTGGTGATAACTGCCGGGAGTGGTAACCCCATAAGACCCGCATTTTCCACAAGGGAAATTGTTTCATTTGCAATGAACGCAATAATTACTGCATCCCTGATGTAATTTGTGCCAATGACAAGATCAAGGCGGTAAGCAACCAGTACAAAAATCAGGGTCATGCATTTTCTGCAAAGACCTTTCCACCCCGCCTTACTTTCAAGTGAACCTGTGTCTGTCTTGGGACTGTTCTTGAACACCCCCGCAACAATCAGTCCTGAAATATAATCAAGACCCATGAAGATCAGAAGGGTTGTAAGTCCCGCATCCCAACCACCAAAAAAAGATGCGATTGCTGAACCAATCACACCTAATACACTGCAAATAGTCTGTTTCATTTTCTCTGTCCTTTCTGAACATAAAAACAACCGCTTGTGACCTCATATAAGGGTCATATAGCGGTTGTTTTTGTTCCTGTGATAATTTCCTTGTCTGTTGATTACTCTGCTAATTCAGGGCAATCAAGGTCAATCAGAACTTCCTTTACTTTGTCCTTGATTTTCTCAGGTACATCAGCAAAGGTTTTCTTGCCCTTAATGATAAGAGTTGCATAGATCACTGCCATAGATTCCACATCCTTTCTGAATAAAATTTTTATGATGAACTGAAACAACATCAGTTACCACCTTCTGCCAGTTCCGGGTGTCCTTCATCAATAAGCACCTGTTTGACTTCATCCCTGATCTTGTCAGGAACATCATTGATTGACTTCTTACCCTTGATGATAAGTGCTGCATAAATGTTTGCCATATTCTCACCCCTTCCTTATGCCATCATTTCATAGATTTCACACATGGCTTCCTGTGCCTGTGTCATCTGATCTTCCAAGGATGCGTTTCTGTCATCAATCATTTTGATGTATTCATCCTTGGTGTACTGGGTCAGGTCATATTCATAACCAGTGAACCCCGGCTGTTCATCTGTCCCGGCTTCTGTGACCGGGGTGATGTTTGCAGCAACCCAAACTGAATAGTCATCAATGACTTTCTGTTCAGGCTGCTTTGTACTGCGTACTTTTCCGTACTCTTTCATGCTTTTTACCGCCTTTCTTCTTTTTCTTTGCCTTGATATGGTTTGTATAATAATTATCAGCGTATTGCTGAATAGGCACAATATATTTATCTGATAAATGGGAACTGTCACAATGTTTCAACCAACCCTTATAGGAATTGATTGAACACCATTCTGAATAGTTCATTTCCTGACCGTTTTCAACTTTCTTCCTGATGTTGGTCATCTTCCGCTTCATTTCCTGACAGGTGGATTTTCTCAACAGGGTACTGTTCAAAAATATCCTGTACCCAACAAAATCAATACCCCGGATGAATGAAGGGAATATCTGATAGTTCCCTTTTATTCTTAATTTCAAATTCTGTATGAAGTATTCATTGATTTCTGCAAGTAACTGATGCAGTTCTTCTTTGGTTCTTGCAAAAATACAAATATCATCCATATAACGGTAATAGTGCTTTACCCGCTTAACTTCTTTTATCCAGTGGTCAAAACCTGATAGGAAGAAATTGCCGTCATACTGTGAAAAGTAATTCCCTATTGGAATACCGACACCTTCAATGAAGTCCTTGCCGTTTATCTTCACTATCTTGATTTCATTACCACAAGACCGATAAAATTCAATGTTTTCATCCGTTGCCGGACAAGTGCTGATTGAATCAATTACTTCATCAATCAGTTCAAGCAGTTCAGGGTCTTTGTACTTCCGTCTGAACTTCTGTTTTAGTGTTTCGTGGTCAATGGAAGGGTAAAATTTCTTGCAGTCTATTTTCAAGCAATAGATCATTTCTTCCGGCACGGTATCAACCGCCAACCGTAACTTCTTGTATGCTGCATGAATACCCTTGTTTGGTATTGCACTGTATGTATCATCAGTGAAATACGCTAATAACTGCGGTTCAATCACCTGTAAAACCGCCCATTGTGCAATTCTGTCAGGGAAGAATGGAAGTTTGTATATTTCCCGTTCCTTCTTGCCGTCCTTTTTCGTAAAAGTGGCATATTCCGAAGTTTTGTATAAATGGTTTTGAAGCATCCATTGCAGACCCGCCAAATAGTAGTATGGTCTTTTCTCAATCTGCTGAACTTCCTTGTACCATCCTTTGCCTTTCTTTGCGTGTTGAAACGCAAGATACAGGTTATCCATTGAACAGATTTTTTCATAAAGATTGCCATACCTTTTCACGCTGTCTGTTCCCTTCTGTATGCACTGAACCGAACTTTCAACCCGTCAGGTGACGGTCTACTAATACAGTCCATGTATTTTGATGTTTTGCCAAGTGGCACGGTAATCAGTTTTCAGTACATTGATTTATAAGAACACCCCGCCATTTCTGACGGGGTGTTTCAAGTGATATTTGTGCATTTACTAACTGACTGCTGATATTCCGATTACGATTAGAAGAAGCATTATTCAGATTCCAATAGAAAGCACTGGTATTCAAGCCATTATTCCAATTAGCACCTAATTTAGTGACATTGGTTTTTTGTCTTTTTATTGTCTTTCTGCTTGAAAATCGTCATCCTTAGCATCCTGATTACCTAAAATTGTGTGAATTACTGGTTGCCTGTTATGCTGCCACCTTTTTTCGATACACCAACCGACCGCCGACCCTCCGATAACGCTTAGAAGAAGCATTATACAGATACCAATAGAAAGCACCGGCACTCAAGCCATCATCCCAATCAGCACCTAACCCAGCGACACGCCAACCAGTACCGTTCTGATTCCAACAGTAATCACCAACAGGAAGTGCAGTGTTTCCGTTGAACTCACCCGGTAAGAACAACCAATCAAAATCTTCTGAATAGCAGAAAGCGGAAATATAGCCGTTTCCATACTTTGCGGTCATTCCTGTATCTTCATAAGGTGCTGCCTTAATGTCATCAGCAAAACCATGATCTGCAACATAGGTTTCACACTCACCTGTGGTTGCGTTTGCATAGTGATTGATTCCATCAATCCACCACCAAATATTGCCCCAAAAGTTTTCTTCACCACGGTATGACACAATCTGAATACCGTTAGCGTTGACAACTGAACCGGATGCATTACCAAGGGTGATTGTTGCACCTGTATTTTCTGTCATGGATGTTTTACCGTCATCAGTCTTGGAAACTGCACCGTTACCAATGACAGACTGCATATTGAAGGTTGCATATTCAATCAGCATGAGCATCTGTGAAGCGGATGCCGTCTGAACAACACCCTGTTCCCAACCAGTACCACGTTTTTCAGCAAGTTTTCTGATATTGGCACGGGTTGCGTTCTGTGTAAGTCCTGACAGCGGTTTTGCATTGGCAATACTGCATAACATATCAGCAGCAAAGTCAGCAACCTGTGAATCATCAAGAATGTATGCTGATGCAGATGCATCCCAAAGTGAACCTTCAAAGGCTGCAAGATATGCAACATCATTTTCCTGACCATTTACAATGAACGCCGGATGAAGTTTGAATCCCGCCTTTGGTGTATCTGATACATAGTATCTGATTTTTCTTGTGATCGCCCCCTTGGTTCTCTTTTCAGTTTTAAGCGGTACAACCTTGTAATAAAACTTTGGCTGTTCAACCATTACCTGAACGATTGTCCCGGCACTGAATTTCAGGTTTTCATCAGGTGATTCAGTACCTACCGGGTTACGGTCAACCGCCTGTGTCAGTTTTCCAGTAGTGGAAAATCCGGCTTCACCATAATATGCAGCAACACGCCCGTCATTGGTAAGGTTGCAACGCTTTCTGCCACCAAAGGCATTGATTCCATCAAACCCTGAACCCGCTGAACGGTTTACTGCTCCGGCAAGTCTTGTGAATTTCTTATTTTCAAAGTCCACTTCAACACCGTAAATGTCACCGTCTGTATAGCCAACAAAGGCTTTCAGATCAGCAATTTCTTTTTCAAGTGCCTGAATGTCACCGACCGTTGCATACGCACCCGGACTGACCGCAAGTGATACGCTGTCAGCGTTTCCTACTGTGGTATATAACTGTAAGTATGCAGCCGATACCGTAACGCCGTTATATGGCGGCATATAACAGTTATTTGACTTTTCAATGCAGACTGCATACAGGATTTCACCCTTGTCAGGGTCAACGGCATATAAGCCAAGTGTACGCATATAGTAACCTTCTTTCAGGTCTACGTTGGAATATGCTGCATCAATTTTGATTGCAACCTCATTTGTGCGGGTAACCTTGGAAACAAGGGTTGTCTGCTTGATGTTGCTAAGTGCGGTCAATGCCTGTAACTGACTTTCAGTGTACTGGGTACTGGAAGAACATACTTTTGTAAAATCAATGTTTCCTGACCCGGCAATCATCTTTGCCATAAGTGCCTGACCATTGTTTGTGATGTAAAGTTTTGAATACTCTGCCATCTTATCATTCCTTTCTATGTTGTTTTTATCTCAATGAAGTCTACCTGAACAACGCCGGATGCTGCCTTTGCATCCATATCTGCCCGGATTGTTTCATTAAAATCTGTTGAAATGGTTACCATTGCGGTATCTGTTGCCTTACCACCAAAGTTCACTGTACCCTGAACACTCACTGTTTCCTGACTGTCATTTGTGATGTTCAGCATTTCAGTCTGAACGATTCCACCACCAAAGACTGATGAACCGTTCACATCAAACACTTCCCGGAAATCGTTTGTGATGATAAATTCATTGATGAAGCAGATGCCACCACCAAAAAGAACAGCACCTTTGATGTTGCAAGGGATGCTGTTCTTAGATACAACCACAAGATTTTCAGGAATCATTGTGTTTATGATGTTTTCCAGTTCTTCCACCTGACCATATAATTCAAGGTCAGTGTCAATATACAGTGTGTACCCGGTCTTGAAATCACCAGTCACTTCAAAATCACTGTCACCACAAAGGACAAGCAACTTTTGAAGCAACACTTTCCAAGTGTACGGGATTGTGTTGAACCACTTGCTTTGAACCCTTGAACGCCTTGATTCAAGGGTATCATCAGCAGTTGGGTATATTTTCAGCATCTTTTCAAATCTGCTGATTCCATATTCATCAGCGGTTGAAATGAAGCGGTTACGCAAACACCTGTCAGTTGCCGACCACATCAGACTAAATTCAGGGTTTTCCGCTTCAAGTGCTGCAACGGGTTCTTTGTAACTCTGCATGAATGGCGGTAAGTATGAAACAAGGTCAACTTCTCTTATCATGCAGAAACACCCCCTAACTTTGGTATACAAAATTCTGTCAAGGTCATATTGCTTGCCGTGCCGTTCAGCTTTGTCCCGGTCACATCCACCACGCCATCAACGCCAAGGATGCGGTTTTCAATCTGCGATACCCTGACAATGGTTTGTGATGTTTCTGACCAGTTCTTTCTTAATTCCAAGAAGTACGCATCAACTGCTTCTGCAATGGCTGCCTTGGTATTTGACCAGTTGTGACCTTCTTCAAAGGTTACCGTGGTCTTGACCTCAATACTGACAGGTGATGCACTTGCTACACTGACCACATGACCGATTGGTGCAAGTCCGTAACCTTCCCCGGCAGTTTCTTCCGGGTCAAGTGTCTGCTGAACATATTGAACAAGTGTTGAACTTGCTTCACCATAATCATCAGAATCAGTGATGACTACATGAACAGTACCACCAACCGTCAGTTTCTTGTCCTTGGCTGCATTATATACGGCATCAAGCCACGGTTTGACTGCTGCCGGAACTGTTGAAATGATTGATTCATACCAGTTCTTGACCACTGTACTGACGATCATGTCAGCGGGTCTAATGTCACCATTCCAAACACGCTTGACCTTACATGACCCAACACCTTCAATACTTTTGACCTTTGCCATATAATCAGCATGATTACCACCAAAGGACTGTTCATTGAAGCTGTCAAAGTAACGCTGTCTGAAAACTTCTGTATCTTCTTCATCTTCACCGGGAATAAGTACGCTTGTCAGGCTTGCCGTCTGCAACCCGTCAATATATTCCATTGGTATCATATCCCCAAGGTACTGATTGCCAACAACACCTTCTGTTTCACACTGAACCTTGTATGTTCCCGGTGTGATCTGTTCAGTCACAACATAGTTTATTTCACCGATGTTGAAACGCTTTCCAGTAACATCAATGTTTGTTGGTGTGAACTCACCCTGTAAGATTGCCTTGGTTGCGGGTTCAGGTGAAAGCCCCCTGTCCTTTGCAAGCAAGATCAGAAATTCCCTTGCAGCAGTATCACCGTATGAATTTTTTATCAGATATTCCAACTCAATGTATAAAATCTGAAATTCAATGGCTGTTGAACTATGCAGATCGTAAACAGGGGATGACGGTCTTTTGTCAATTTTGTCAGATACCCGGTTCATCATCCTTTCAAGGATAATGTCATAAGTCTGATCTTCATACATTCTAAATCTTCACCCCCTTCTCTGCTTTAATATCACCGTAAATTGTTTTTACGGTAAAATAGGCATGAACCACACCTTTGACCGTCAGGTCAAATTCAAAGTCGGTCACGCCCGTGATTCTTTCATCAACGGCTAACGCTTCACTGATTCTGCGTTCCAATTCAGGGCAAACCCATGTAACAGGTTCACCGTACAGGTCAAGTGTTTCAATGCCGTAATACCACGGATATATGATGTACTGATACCGTTCTGTTTGCAGTGTTCTGAAAATCATCTGCTTCATGGCGTCCTGTTCATCCACAAGACCCCTGACTGAATCACCGTCTAAATCCATCTTATAAGTTAGGCTTGGCTGTGTTTCAATTTCAAAATCTTGGTCGAGAAAACCAACTGTTGAAGGAATCATTTGCCTATCCTATCCACAACAATGAATTTCTGACCTTCTTGCTGTCTTATTAGAATGACACCATCACCGACAGCCAAGCCATTGTGTACGGTGACTTCAATCGTTCCGACAGCATGAACGTGTGACGGGGAAACTGGTGCTGCCCCTGAATTTACATCCCCGGTATAGTAATAATTCTTGATATTCCCCGCCGTTATCTTAGTTTTGAAATCTGTTACATTCCTTGAAAGTACAAGTTGTTTTTCAGTAAGAATCATCTTCTGTTCAACATTTATCTGTAACGGGGATGCAGATATAACCTTTCCAAAACATACATTTACAGGTTTTGTTGATTCTACCGCTTCAACCGCTGCTTGATGTACTTTCTTGATAATTCCTTTTGCATCAGGCAATAAACTCACCCCCTCTAAGTGTCAAATCCATCCAATGTTCACCTTCCTTGTAAGTGTGCTTGCACTTTTCAACAAGCATCCAGTTTTTCACTTTCATATCACCAAGGTCAAGGTTAATGACAACCATTGAACCCGCCCGCACTCTGTTGTCACCCAAAGCATTGGTGATCTTCAAGTTACGGGTTTTCTTGTTATACAGTTTCAAAAGGGCATCTGCCTTTGCTTGACCATTTTCACCTTTCTGTAAGGTATCAAAATACTGCAAAATGCCCCATTTATTGATATTAGAAGAATCCTGTGTGATATAAACATCACGCTTTTTAGTATCTTCATTGTCATAGGTCAACTTGATTTTGTTATAAGTATTACTGTCGATAGATGAAGTATATTCAAAATCTTGCCCTGTTTCTTCATCAATCATTAAGTACGCCCCCGGAACACCCACATACATAGATGACAGGCTTTTCAGGGTAAGTTTTCCAAAATCGTCATATAACACATACATTTCCCCGGTGTTAGTCAGTGTCAGGTCAAGAGCATTTGTTATCATTTCAAACAGTTCACTGTTTTCTTCAATTCTTGATTCAATGACATACCCTGTATCATCCAGTGTACCAAGGTTCAGGGCATAATCATCTGCAATCATTTTTACAAATTGTGATGCAGTTTTATTTTCATAAACCTTAGTGTCCTTATTTTTCAAATATCTTAACTGATCGTAGGCGGTGACAGTAATGATCTTGTCCTTACTTCTTTGCTGCTTGAATACAAAACCAAAGAATACATTGTCACCGTCTACCTTCATCCTGACTGGACTACCTTCTGAAAAATCAAGAATGTTGTCATACAGGACTTTGAAAACCAGTTTGCCGGGGGTGTTTTTTCTTTCTGTTGACCATTCAATACCTTCCTGAACAACAGGTTGATATACTTTTGTTCCTGATTCATTCCCAACCAGTAGTTCAACGTACATTGAACAACACCCCTTTCTTATGCTGCCGGAATGGTCAAAACCTGTCCCGGATAAATTAAGTTAGGGTTGCCACCAATGACACCCCTGTTTGCGTTGTAAATCACGGTGTATTTTGCACCGCTACCGTAAAACCGTTTTGCAATGTTCCATAAACAATCACCACGCACAACCGTATAAGTCTGTGCTGCTGCCGGGGCGGGTGAATTGTTAGTTTCCCGCTTAGGCTCTGCACTTGCCTTTGGCTTGGATGCAGCAATTTTGATGTTGACTGTCTTTGTTCCATAGTCCCGGTACTGTTTCAGATTGAACTTGACTTTGAAGTCAAACCCGTTCTTGGCATCCTCTGAAATTTTGTAATCTTCCAAAGATACCTTCATGTTCGTGTTCAGCAGTTTTTTCCCCACCGGGGTCTTTCTGCACACAATGAACTGGAATGTCTTTTTGCCTGTTTTCAACCCTTCAAAAATATCAAAGAAATACCCCGCTTCTTTGAAACCATTCTTATACACCGCATAAGGATGTTTTACTTGCGGGATTTCTGCTTCAAATTCAATGTCGGTCAACCCGGTTTTTTTCAGGATATTGATTTCACCTTCATTTATCAGGTTGACCGTTTTGTTATTACCATTGATTTTGATGCTAATTTTTTCAGGGGTGACAGGAAAAAGGCATTTATCAAAATACATATCATATCCGCTTTGTGCCATTAGTCTGTACCCCCATTTGTTACTTCATCTATTGCTTCACCCATTGCATCATCTAATGCAGTGATAAAGCCATCAAGGTCAGTATCAGATGAAACATTATTGTTGTTTGTTTGGTTGATAGTTACTTCTGCGGTTGTGAATCTGTTAATTGATTCTTGTTCCGCAATGTCACGCAAATACTTCAAATCTTCTTCTGTAACATCCAAAGAATCCTTGATTTTGCCTGTGTTATCGTCAATGTTTCCAATGCTGTCACCCACGCCTGAATTTGCTATTGCATCATTGAACCCTGATGTGTAATCACCAACATTAGGAATATCTGTCTGACCGAATACATCCGACAGACTAAAGTTTGAAACCTTATCAGCAATACCGTCACCCCATGCTGCACCCGCATTGAACGCATCTGATGCCCAACCGTCCTGAAATGCATCAAAGGTTGTAAAACCTTCATTGAACGCATCACTGATTGACTGGTAATCTTCTTTGTTTCCGGCTGCTTCACTTGCTTTGGCTGCATAGTCATCCGCTGCGGATGAAATGCCTGAATAGTCAAATTCAACAAACGGTAACTTATTCAGTGCTGAACAAATACCTTCAATGACTGAAAGTGCCGTGCTTAACAGGTTGTAAAACCATGACTGAACAGAACAGATTGCATTGTGAAATGCCGTCATCATATTGGATGCAAGTGCTGCAATGGCGTTTCCAATACCCAAGGCAATGTTTGCCACGGTTAGACCCAAGTTCTTGAAGAACTGAATCACCACGTTCACACCACCAGTAATCACACCGAACCCTGAATTTGCAATACCTGTCATTTTTGCAATCGCATTACATACGGCAAAAATAACCACGATCAACACAAGAATCAGCATGATAATCCAAGTTAAAGGACAAGCCATCAATGCAGCGTTAAGACCTTGCTGTGCTGCGGTTTCTGCGAATGTTGCACCTGTTGCCATCATTTGAGCAGCAGCCTTGACACCTTCTGCTATTGCCATGACACCGTTAATTGCTGCCACGATTGCAGAAATAGCAATGTATGCTGTGAGTGCTGCCACAATGCCGTATACGATAGGTGCAATGATTGACCAGTTATCACCTATGAAAGTACCGATTGACACCGCCAAATCAAACACATTCAGAAGGATATTCGCAAGGGTTGCCATTGCTTCAATAGCACCCTGAATGAAAGTCTGAAATGCTCCACTATTGGCTAAATCGTTCAGTCTTTGAAGAACAGGCTGAAATGCAATCAGTGCGGTGTTCTGCATTGACTGCCACATCTGCCCCCAAGTCATAGGCATTTCATTGAATTTGCTGTTAATGTCATCAGCAGCAGAAAAGATTGCTGCCTTAACTACATCAGCGGAAAGTTCCCCATCCGCTGCCATTTCCCTGATCTTACCGATTGGAACATCAAGATAGTCTGCAATGTTCTGAATCAGGTTAGGTGCTTGTTCAAAGATACTGTTCAATTCATCACCACGAAGGACACCTGAACCAAGTGCCTGTGATAACTGCAATTCTGCGTTTGCTGCTTCTTGGGTGCTTGCCCCGGCAATCGTCATCTGCTTTTGAATCAGATCAGCAAAAGCAACAACTTCTTCTGAACTGCTGAACGCATCCTTTGCGTTGTTACCGAAACGGGCAACAACATCAGCCATCTGACTGAATGAACCTCTTGCATCTTGTGCTGCTGCATATACCATGTTGACAAGTTCAGCGGTTGTCTGAACCCCGTCATTCATCATGTTCAAACGGGATGTTGTCTGAACAAGTTCGTCTGAAATGTTCAGTGCTTTCCCAACTGTCTGAATACTGACATAGGCTGCAACCGCCCGCTTGATGGTATTGGTCAGTTCATTTGCCTGTTGTGTTCCGGCTGAAATTTCCTGATTGAAACGCCCCTGTTCATCCACATTGTCACGGATGTACCTTTCTGTGTTGCCAACAGTCTGTGACAAACGTAAATAGGCATCATTGGCGGCAGAAACATCCATATTCTGCATTGCCTGATTCAGTGAATTTTGTTCCTGAATAGCCTGATTCAACTGCATACGCAACTGTTCCAGTTCTGCATTTGCATTGTCTGCCCCAACATTTACCGGGTTGTTCTCAATCTGCTGAATCCGCTGTTGAATTGCAGATAACCGCTGTTGCATGGTGTTCATATCCTGAACTGCTGCATCCGGCAGTATATCCATTCCCTGTGCGGTCTGTGAAATCCTTGCCTGTGTGGTGTTCAGTGTGTTCAACATATCGTTTGCACTCTGAACTTCTTGCTGAAATCGTTCAACACCTGTTCCTGTGAACACATCCACCCCGTCAGTGTTCCATGTGACCGGGATTTCTACGGGTTCAGGGTCAGGCGGTGCGTTTGGCTGAATTTCAGGTCTGATTGGTTCAGGATTTTCAACCAAAGGGTCAGGAAGTACCGGGTTTACATCCACGTTTATAACCTGACCGTTTCCCCCATCCACAACAGGCGGTGCAATATCAGGTGCGGTCTGTCGGCTTGCTGCTTGATTCATTGCTTCAATGGCAGCAGTTGCCTGATTGATTTCATCCCTTGCCCCCTCAAGGCTGCTTGTATCAATGTCAGTGTTCATTGACTGCTGCATATCATACATTGCAGACACGGCAAGGTTCACTGAACTGATGATGTTGTTCAACACTCCGCTGAATTGGTCATTAAGTTCAATACCTGTCTGAATAGATGACACCTGTTTCACCGTCCTTTCTTAGTGTTTTTTCTTTGCCCTTGCTTCTGCCTTTTTCTTTTCCTTCTTGTCATGCTCTGCTTTCAACTCGATTGAAGCAATCACAAAGGCTTTTTCCTGTTCATCCATATCCAAGAACACTGATGGAAGAATGTGAAGTTTTAGAAGGGCATAGTAAGCATAATTTGCTTCACCATCCCCTTCTTCAATTAGTTTTTTGCTTCATCCACCTTGTCATCAAGGTTCTTGGTAAATCCCTGAAACTTCTGCATCCACACTGTGAAATCCTGATATTCTCCGGCATTGTCAACCATTGCATAAAGAAGTTCTTCCGGGGTCATAACACCGTATGAATCCTGTAATTCCTTATCGTAAAGGTCAGGGTATACAGTGGATGCCACAATCATCTTTGCAAGGTATTCAGCAGTTTTTACTTTCGGTCTGTAAAGGTTCGGCTTACCCTTAACCGGGACTTCAATGGTACAGGAATCACGCAACGCTTCATTTTCCTTGGAAGTAATCTGTTTGAACTCCCATTCCAGCGGTTTACCGTTTTCATCCTGTAATGTGGTTGTAGGTGCATATTTTTCATTTGGCTTTGCGATTTTGTTCGCTTTCATAAATCGACTGAATTTTGACATTTTGTTGTTCTCCCTTCTGTTTATCAAAGAATAGAAAAAACCCCTTATATGACCTTATATAAAAGCCACACAAGGGGTTCTGTTACTTAGTTAGTAAGAAAACCCGTGAGGTTTGCAAAAGATTCAGGCATTGAGAAGTCCTCAAATGTTCCTTCAATCTCTTCATCAAGGTATTCCCCGTCAGCATCAAATTTTGCTAACACACCGCCGTCAGTGTTGCAGTCATAGAAAATGATCGTCTGTCTGCCCGCATCACTGGTTGGGTCATCATTGGTGATCTGCATTTCAAAATACACATCCTCACCAGTGTTCTTATAGTCAAGTAATGCCTGACGAAGAACTGACTGATTATAGTGTGCCGTGCCGGAAAAAGTACCTTCCATACCACATGACTTATGACCCGCCATGATTGCACCAAGGCGGGGAACAGTAGTCTTGGTTTTCTCAACCTTTGCTTCCATATCAATCATCTGCATGAAGTTGTATCTTCTACTTCCGATTGTGATAAAACATTCAGCAAGTTTTGCTGCAATAGTGTCCCTTGCTTTCATTGTTACATTCGGCATTTTATTTCACCCCTTTCTTACGCAACCGTAACTGTTTCATAGAGTTTACCCATAGCGTTCACAACGGTGATTGCTGATGTAATCACAACCGCCTTTTTGGAATCGCCCTGTGCAACCGTAACATCAGAATCAGTGAACCCTTCAATAGCACCAAGTTCCTGTAACTGTGTACGGATTTTCACCAAGTCAGACCAAAGGGAAGTTCTGCCTGATGCATTGTTTGGAACAACACCAAGATACTTAGTGTTGAAAAGAACTGCATCATCATTTCCTAACTGGTCAATAACTCTGATCGTCTGATTGTCCTTGAATACATCCCCGCAAGTGTCCGAAGTGGTCACCATAGAGTTAATATCTTCAAGCACACGGACAACGCCGTTGACCTTATGGAAAGTGAACTCACCCGCCTTGATTGCTGCTTTTAACTCATTCTGTGTGTAATTGGTATCAACGGTGAAACCGCCGTCATATTTCTTGTTCTGACAAGACTTATTGACCGCACAACCGCTTTCTGCACCAGTTACCCAGTACACAAGTGCTGCTTCTGACCATCCTGTATCTGTTACCTTGTTCTTCACACTGATAACACCCATATAATCAGCAGACAGGTTATAAATAACCAACTGGAACTTGATACCCAGTTCATCACGCAAACGCTTGTTGAAAGCCACATATAACTTCTTGGTAACATCATCAGTAACCACAACGCCCATGGTGTTGTAGGTATATGATTCGATTTTATCTAAGTAAGCCTGATGTGCTGTGCCGTCAACCGTGCCGTTTGTACCACCAGTTAAAGGTGTTCCGGCTGTAATAGCAAGATCAGCAGCCTTGAATGTTACATAATCGTTTGCCACAAGATCAGCAGTCTTGGCAACTGTCTGTGTGTCAACCTTAACCGTACCGAAGTAGGTTGTAACATCATACTTGCTTGCATCATCTGCATTTTTCTGAATCACGATCTTCAAATCGTTACCACGAACACCACAATACTTTGCAGTTGCGTATGTGTTCGCTGCCTTATCTCCACCACCGTTCAAACGATATGCGTATAAGGTCTTTGCACCCATGAACAGATCATTAAGACCAAGCATCTTAGGACTGTCAAAGGCATAACCAAAAAGTTTCAGGCTGTTCTTCTGAAAATCTTCATTGGTTACTTCAAAAACTTCCCCTTCAACACCCCAGTCAAGTTCAAGGGGCATTGTTGCAATACCTCTATCAGACAGTGCAGCAGATGCGGATGCAGCCGATACAAAGTTGATATAAGCACCGGGAAGTTCTTTGTTCTGTGAGGTAAATGTACCACCACCTAAAGCCATACTATTTCACCTGTCCTTTCATGTATTTTTCAACTAAATTGTCAACAGTTTTCATGGTGTAACTTTTATCTTCATCAAGAAGGGCATCCACCAAGTCCCTTCTGTTTGCAAAACGGGTAGATGCAAGAATCTGTTCCTTGCTGAACATTGGTTCAGTCTGTTCAGACCTTGCAGCAGTTCCCGTTGTTGCTGTCTTTCTTGCAGCCATCTTCAACCACCTTCCTTTACGCCTGTGCTTGCCGTCATGGTTTCCATAGGGGTGTTGTCCTCTGTCTTGACCGTAAAGAAGTCATAATTGACAAAGAAATTCAAAACACCGTTAACCACCTGATGATTCATTCCTGAACCCCGGATTGGTTTTATATCACCGTCTGTTGTGATGTACTCCAAACAGTCATACATTCTTTCAGCCACACCGTTACATTCCCGCTGCACTTCATCAGACTTTGGGAAGTATTGGATGCAGAACTGACTGGTTCTTTCATACCGTTTACCCATAAACAGGTTGTTGGTAGGATTCAGGCAAGCAATAAAAAAACAAGGCTCTTTCAAACCTTGCTTGATTTCTTCCATGTGAATTTCATAGTCATCCCCAAATTCTCCATTCAGGGAAACGCTGATTGCTTCAATTATTGAATTTATCATTTTCCAAGTCCCCCTAAATATTTCTTGATTTTGTTTTCAAGTACCTTTGGGGCAATCCTCTGTAATTCCTGTTCAGATATGGTCATCATAAACTGACCCTTGACCCAACCTGAATGATTGGCTGTCCTGTGTCCATATTCAACATAAGATGCATATTCAACCGGGTTCACAATCTCAATGACATAAGTGTCACCAAAATGATTCACCGTAAGGCTGTCAGCATATCCCTTTGCTGAACCGTTTTTCTGACCAGTCCAACCACGCCTTAATGTACCGCCTTTTTTGCCTGAACTTGCCGGGTACTGTCCGACTGGTGTACGCTTAACAACCAACCGAAGCAACCGGGCAGCAAGTTCCTTTGCACACGATTCCACAAAGTCATCAGGATTCTGTAATTTTTCCAACTGCTGCTGAAAGTCTTTCAGACCTTTGCAGTCAAATTTTCCCATTTTCCCCATTACGCATATTCCTTGAACAGTTCAAGCATAATTTCCTGATGCGTTGGGTATATGGCTGATTCACCGCTGCGGGTGTAATCTGTGGTCACATTGTCCTGTGTCACTGTCAGCTTTGACCCGGCTTTTATGGAAATGTCAGGTGAAACAAATATCTTTGCCCCCTGAACAATCGTTGCTGCTGATTCAGACTGTACCGCTGTCTGCATCTTCTCAAAAGATAGTCTGCAAGGTTCATCTTGCAAAACCACCACATCAACTGACTTTGTTAATTTTGTCTTTTCATCTTTTACCGTTTGATGCTCTGTCACCGTCAAAGTACCAAAATAGGTTGCTTCAATGGCTTTCCTTGCAGCCTTTTGTGCTGCTTTCATCTGTTTCACCATCTGATACGCCTGAATGAATTAAATTCACCCTTTCCGTAAGATAAAAGGTAATTGATGAAAGAAGTCAGTCTTTGTTCAGGGGTCATTGAACCGTCACCAGTCACAAATACTGTGTTGGTGTCCCCTGTCTGAATCTGCTTGACAGCATAATCTAAATCAAACCCGGTAAGGTCATCAGGTGCAAAGGTTTTCTTGGAAAGAAGAAATTCACCCACCGCCATATCAACAGCAATGTGTTCCAGTCCTTCCGGCACATCAGACCAGTTGATTTCATTCTTGATTGAACTGCGTACTTTTTCAACGCAAAAGGTCAAGGCAAATTCATCATCTGCCTTGACCTCATAACCAAGTGATTTCAACCGTTCTTTTACTGTATCAGTATCAAACATTGCAACCACCCTTCCGATCAGAAATTAACCACGGGAAATAATACGGGCAATAGGTACTGCCTTATGCTCAATAGCCTTGGTATCAGATGCAACCAGTGACCAGTTCTTACCAGTCTTTAATTCCGCATTGGTAGGGGAATTTGTTGCCTGTGATGCCTTGGTATAAGAAACACCCGCAACAGAAACAGCGTGACGTTTACGGGAAATCAGCGTATCTTCACCGCCCCTTGTCTTAGCATCACGAACCATTTCATAAGGCACTTTTGCACCTACATCCTCAAAACCAATAGCACCTTCACCAAGGATATAGGTTGTGTACTCTGTGTACGCATCCTGTGCCTTGATTCCCTTGCCTGTGTCCTCTGCAACGGCTTCAACAACCTTAGTAGGTAAAGAATCATCAATGATGACCAATCTACCGTTCCAAGTACCCATTTCAAGATCACGCTCAATACCCTGTGCATCTGTGTACTTTAAGTATGCAAGCAGTTTCAGGTTTTCAAGGTTGGTAGCAACTGCACTGTGACAGTAAACCAACTTGAACTTCTGCTTGTTGTCACCGCAAGCCTTCTGAATGGCACTGTTCAAGGTTGTTGCATCCATCTTCATAGTATCATCAGTATGTTCAGCACCCGCCTGTGCAATATCATAGGTGTGTGCTTCAACAAACGCTGCATTGGCTTTCTTAATGTCACCCGTGCCAGTATCCTTCATTCCAAAGACACCTTCTAAGATTGCAAGGATAACATCCTGATCTACACCGTTCCAGTAGTCATTGATCTGATTTCTTACGTTTGCCATGAAGTCAGTACCACCAGTTACATCATAACTGAAATCTGCTTCTGTCCAACCGTTCATTCTGCCATAGGTGAAAACACCCTGTTCATAGGTGTCAGTCTTGCCCGGTGTAACATTGTCAACACCATCATAGTTCTGCGGTGTGCCGGAAAGCAGACCAAAGAACGGTAACACTGCGTAAACAGTGCCAGTCTGTGAGTTATTCACAAAAGTGTCACGTAATCTTGCATCACCAACGATTGCACGGGATTCACGTAACTTGTTCAGTTTCACGTTCGGAATTGCACTCATGTACTTACCGAACGCCTTTTCGTTAAAACTTTTAGCATCAAATTTTGCCATGTTTCAATTACCTTCCTTTCATCAAATTAAATCTGTGCATCCGGGTTTGCTTCCATGTAAGCGGTAAGTTCGTCATAACTCATTTTTGAGAAATCGACCTTTTCACCCTCACCCGGTTTCTGTTCCCCTGATGCTCCCGGCTGAAAACCTTTGAAATTCTGCTGCTGTTTGGTCTGCTTCTGTGCTTCAAACAGGAACTTGGTGTCATCACCGCTTGTCAGCTTCTCAATCTGTTCAGCCAGTCCCTTGACGTTTCCGTCCTTGTCAAGTTTGGCATCATCCAGTTCAAGTAAAGCCTTGACCGCCTTGATGTTCTTTGCCTTTGCACCTGTCAGTGCCTTTTCAACCGCAAAATCAATTTTCAACTGGTTCAGTTCGGATTCATGGTTTGCCTTGGCTGTGGCGTTCTCTGTCTGCAAGTCCTCAATCTGCTTTTTCAGGTCTGCATTGTCCCCGGCTGATGCTTTCAGGGTTTCTAACTGCTTGTCACGGTCACCGACCTGTGTTTTCAGTCCGTCAACCTCTGTCTGCAAGTTCTTAATCTCTGTTGCAGCAGTACCCTTTGCGTTTTCAATGTCATCACCATTGATTTTCATTACTGAATCAGCCTGTTCCTTGGTAAGTCCTAAATCCTCTAACTGTTTTCTTGTCATTTCTATACCATCCTTTCAAATACGTTTTTATACGGGGTTACTCCCACATGATTGATTGGTTTTTGTTCGGTTTACGCTTGACAACCCGCAAGAAAAAAGACACCCGCTGCCGGATGCCTTTTCTATGTGCTACTTGACCCAGTAGCCGGGAGATAATCAGGATCACCATGCCTTTCTCATTGTGTATGTTTTCATGTGCCTTTTATCCCCCTTTCTGACCTCATATAACCGCCATATAGCAATTATTACAGGTCTATTGATAACTTGTTAAGGTATGAAAAAAGCACGGCTATTTGACCGTGCTTTTTAGTCCCAATGTTCCCCATCTTTGGGGTATAATTCCAAAATAGCATAAAAGTTTGGAATATCTGCAATCTGCTTTCCATCTTTTAACGCTGTCAACACTCTAATCTTTTCATCCAGTAGTTCATCACTGTCTAAATCAAAAAATTGTGTCATTGTAGGTGGGAAATCAACTTCTGAAAACAACTGTCTGACTTTTATGCTTTTTTCAATCAATTCATTTTTCATCATTCATCACCCACTTTCTTCAAAAGTTCAATAATAGTCGTATCTAATTCTGCAACCAAGTCCGGCTTATCTGCTTTCAGCAGTTCAATCAAATCAGGTCTTGTCACACTTAATGCAGCGTAATTTGCTATTGTTTCATGTACCCGACTTTCTTGGCTTCTGTAATAAGATGACCCATGACCATACATTACTGTTCCTTTATCTCTAAACATACCACCTGACAGTGCATCATAAATATCTTCAAGATTTCCTACTCCACCACCCATGATATTTCTTGCCATATAATCACGTTCATCATTCATAGTTGACACCAGTTTGTTATACTGTTTCTTATAATCAGCAAGTGAACCTTGGAAGGTTTTATCCATCACTGAATTATTCAGATCAGAAATCAACTTCTGATATTTTGCATTTACTTCATCCCGAACCCTTCTGTACTCTTTTTTATGTTCAGCAAATAGGTCTGCAACTTCATCACTGATTGAATCAGATGTACTTTTGAATACATCCATCAGTGCTGTTCTGCTTGTGCTGAACCAATTACCACTTTTTGACGGGTCTTTTCTACCGTACAAATCCATCAGGTGCATTTCTTCATGCAATGTGGTGTTTACCTGTCCGGCAAGATTTTCACCTTGCAGTTTGGGAATAGTCAATTTTACATCAGCCAAATTTCCGGTCAATGTATATGTTGAAGTTGTAACAGCATGATTTTTACCGTGTGATATTTTGAACGGAATATCATTGTTTTCTATGGTTTCCAATTTTGCCATGCTATTATACAGGGCAACCACATTTGCATCTGCACCTTCCAACCCGTTTATATAGTCCACAAGTGCCTGTGTATTTTTCAATTCACCTTTTGCCTTGAAAGCATCCGGGAAATTGTCAATCTTTAATTCTTCCGCAACCTGTTTGATTTCTTCCTTTGCCTTAATTGTATCATCAGGTGATGTTTCTTGCAAACCTGACTTGTCACCCTGAACAAAAGCCTTGTCCCATTCCTTATAGGTCATATTGCCCGGTACAAAGTAGGTCTTGCCTGTTTCTTCATCACGGGCAGCACGTTCACCAACTGCATCAAATTCATCATCAAAATACGGTACAGTGGTTGAACGACAATGAACATGAAAAGGTGGGGCAGTTTCCCCAACCTTCCATTCTGACATTTTGAAGTGCTTGCCGTCCATTCCTCGGCATATATCCGAAGTGTGGGAATCAAGGGTTGCCACAATCTCATACATTTCAACATCCAGTTCAGTGAAGCAGTCCTTTTGTGCTGCGGAACTGAAAAAGGCTTCTTCCGTCATTACCAACCGCCCGGCGTTGGTCTTGGAAGTGTTCATCTTCCGGGCAATTTCATCAATGGCTTTCTGTGGGTCTTTTCCCAAGATGATGTTCTGTGTCAGGGTATTGTTCAGTTCATTGACCAACTTCTGACGGTTGCCCCATATCCTTTCACTGAAATTCTTACCGTCAACTGCCCAAGGTTTATTGATGACCTTGCTGACCTGCTTATCATCCAGTGTGGAAAAGTCCCAACCAACACCCACACCCTTCTGAATCTCATAGGCTGTGTGATAATAGCCGGACTTGTAAACATCCCGCATTGTGCTGTCAATGGAATCAAGCTGATTTCCAAACATGACTTCAATGCTCTGTTGGGTCTGTAACTTCAAGGCTTCCAGTCTGCTGATATGGAATCTTGCAGATGCGTTTTCAAGTTGTTTTACCCAAGTACCGTTGATTGCATTTTCTTCACCATATCTGATATAGTCCTGAATGTCCCATTTCAGTTCAGCAAGTTCCTTTGCCGTCAACATACGCTTTGCATCTGCAAGGGTTACCCCGTTGTTATCTGCAAAACGCTGATACCATGCAGCAATTTGACCTTCAAGGGTTTTCTGTGCCTGTCGGTACTGTTTTTCAATATCCGCATAACACTGAACCCCCTGTTGGTGTGCTGCCTGTTCAAGCAGTTCAAAACGCTTCTGCCAGTATTCACCGTTATTCATCTACTTCACCGCCCTGACTTCCCTGTGACGGGTCACCTTTATTGTCAGGGTCATCATTCTGTGTACCAAACGGGTCATACTGTGCAAGCATTTCTTTCTGTGCTTCTTCTTTCTGTTTTTTCAGGCGTTCCATTTCAAGTTGTGGGTCATCCACCCAAGGGTGCATACTGATGATAGTTTCATCAGAAATGATTCCTTGTGACTTCTGACAATTATCAATAATATCTGATTCATTCATCAGCATATCACGGTTGAATACCACATCAACCCCATTTTCTTCACCTTCAAAGTCACCCTGTCCAGTATTAGCAAGATGACAGTTAATGAACCAAAGCACATCATCCATTGTTGCCTGTGCTTCTGATTCCGTATCATTGGCATCTGTATCAATGTCAGAATACATTGACTGAATGTTCATCTGATTAGGATTGCCGGAAAGTCTGTCATCCTTGGCATCATAACCCATTGCATTTTCAATCAGTGCTTTCTTGAAGATTTCCACAATAATCTTGTAGTTGTCTGCATTGACCGTGATTTCAAGGGTTTCAACCCCGCCCTTGGTATCACCATCATATCTGACTTTTACTGCACCATAGGTTGCAAGGTTCTTTCTAAATTCACCCAAATTAGTACCGTCATAGTTCTTCAATACCAAAATGGTGTTCCTTGCATCCTCTTGCATATTGTTTTCAAAGTCTGACAGCATCACATTGATACCGTCCTGTAAGGACTTGACCCTTTTAATCAGCGGTGTTTCCTGTTCATTGGCTTTCAATGGAATCAAGGGAACACGCTGCCAGTTAAACATTTGCACGTTTCCGGCTGCATCCGTCATTGTAACGTGCGGGAAATCAGCGGTGTCATTGTTCACAACATCAGGTATTAGTTTTGAACCGTCCAGTATGAACAGGTGAACACCCGTCAGATCATACAATTCAACCTTTTCAATGTACTTCCGTTGTGTGCCGTCATAGGCAACTGACACATACAGTCTGATGAAGAAATCCAGTTCAGTATGTTCAGAATCTTTCCAAAACGGCAAAATCTCATAAGCGGGGAAAAGCCTGAAAGCAAATTCACCCCGGTCATTGTAGTAAGGATATAACCAAGCAATACCGCCATTGTATGCAGCTTTACCCGCACTCTTTAATGTTCGCATGAACTTCTTGTCAAATACCTTTTTCAGCAGTTCAACGTACTGTTCATTGTCACCGTTTAATGTGAACGGCTTGCCGAACAGGTAATTGGCTTTCTGATTCACCATTTTTGCATACTGGTTATCAACAATACGGTTGTTTGGTAAGTTCTCAACAACTTCAAGTTTGCCGTCCTCACCTATCATTGTACGTTTGCGGTGAATCACATCATGGTCACCGTCATAATACAGAAATCCCTTAATCTGCATCATCCTACGGGGTGAACATTTCCAAGCAAGGATTTCTTTTTCAAGAAATTCCAAGTCGGTCATGTGTGACTTTGCCCCTTCCAGTATGAAATTGCTAAGTTTTAGCGTTATCGCATCCACAAAGGAACTGAACACTGTTCAATTCACCCCTTTCATTGCATAATAAAATCAAAACCCCTGAAAACACTATGTTTCCAAGGGTATGTGTTACTAATTTGTTTCTTTTATTCAAAAAGTAGTTATACAGGCATCATAGGCGGTCACCTGTTGCAACCGCCCCGGAGTAAGCATTTGACAACCGTTTCCTACCGTCCAAAAAGAACGGTTGCTGATGCCGTGTATTCTACCCGGTAATTGCTTAGTCAAAACTGAAAGCATCACCCTTCACAATAGATTCAACCGCATAACGCATTGCATCCATCAGATGATTGAAGTCATCAATAGGACGGTTCAGTTTCTTGCCTGTCTTGGCATCCTTGTCCCATTGATAGTTGCTGATCTCTGTGATGAAATTCACGCATCTTGGGTGAATGATAATGTGATAGTCCTGAATGAAGTCAATGCCGTTGTTGACGCTGTCCTTGCCCTTCCTTGCTTTCCTGATTCCTTTCAGACCCAGTTCACGCAAGCGGTCAATGCTCTTTGGTTCTGCTGAATCGGCTGTGATTTTCTCTTTCACATATCCCATCCGCTGCACCTGTTCCGCAATGGCTTCATTACTCATACCCGGCTGATACATTTCATCAAACACCCAAATGGTCTTGCTTGACTGGTCAATAAAACCACAAAACAATGCTGACGGGTCATTTGTATAACCAAAGTCAAGACCGAATACAGACTTGACCCCGGCAATCTTCTTGACTTCATCAACACTGAACGCCTTTTCTTCCCAATTTTCATAGACAAGACCGTCTACAATACCCCAATCACCAAGACCCGCTACTTTGTAACGCCTTGGGTTCTGCTTCTTCATGGTTTCAAAGACTTTCAAGTCTGCCTTATCCAACCATTCATTGCACTTGTAATTGGTGGTCATTGCAAGGACTTCATCATCAGGGGTATCAAAAAACCGTTTCTTTATCCAGTGATGTTCATTCCACGGGTTCAGTGTAAGTGTTATTTGTTTGAACAGTCCTGAACCTTCCGGGACAGCACCACGGACTGATTCATCAAGCATATTGAAATCATCTTCTGAACTGATTTCATACGCTTCTTCAATCCACATCCAACACAAACAACCAATATCAACGGTTATTGATGTAACTTTCAGGGGGTCATCCAGTCCCCTGAAATAAATCTTTTGACCTGTTGGTTTATAGGTCATTTCAAGCGGTGATTCTTTGATTTCCCAAAAGGCATCAACACCAAGGCGGTGAATCGCCCACTTCAATTCTGTGAAACAGGAATCTTTCAGTGTTCTGAATGTTTTCCTGACCACAAGGGTATTTGCTTGTGGGTACTTCATCATATTGGTGATGTACCAAAGGGCAGTTGTCTTTGATTTCTTGGATGCACGGCTGCCCTTGCATACCCTATATCTACCTTTCCAACGCCAAAAAGTACCGTAACCCTTACCAACCAGTTCAGGCAGCAGCACTTTCTTCTTGCCGGACTTTGTAGCCTTGTAATCTTCCGGGTACAGGATAAACTTCTGATACCCAAAAACATATTGTGAAGATATTCTGTTCTTGACCATAGACGATCACCGCCTAATCTTCAAGGGCATCTTCACCTGTGATAACAATAGGCTGCGTGATGTTTACATCCAGTTTGTCATTCCACATACCCAAGTGTTTACCAAGTAATTCAAGTGCTTTCAGTTTTGGTGAAATCTTGACTTCCCTTTCAACACTTGACCCGGTTTCTGATTCAGACTGTTTGTACTTCACGGATTCAATACAGGCAAGGTCATCTTCTGATGCACCGTCTTTTATTCTTCCGTGACTGTCAACAAGGTCTGTCATCTTCACAAAAGCAATGCGGGCAAGTTCTAAAACAACCCTGTCCTGATTGATTCCTGTTCTTTTGCTGCGTTCTGCCATTGCAACACTAATTGCCTGTTGAACCTTGACATTTGCCAACATCCTTGAACCTTGCTGATCTGCTGTTTTTGCCGAATAACCCGCACGAATGGCTGCTTGTGTTGCGTTCAGGTCAATCAGGTATTCTTCAACAAAACGCTGCTGTTTTTCAGTTAATTTTGCCGTTTTTGCCATCAAACAACACCCCTTTCATGTATTTTTGCAATAAAAAATCCCTGAAACATTACATTTCAGGGTGCAAATATCGGCATAAACAAAAAAGAATTGTGAAAAAACAACCGCTTCTTCACAATTCCCATCTTGTCAAGATACATCCTATCATTAGTTTCAAGAATACACAATATACATGAAACAACAAAATCTATCGTAAAACGCTCTTTTTGTTGTTTCAAGTGACAGTAAGTATACATTAAGTTAGGTAATGCAGATCATCATAGGTTTCTTCAAATCTTGTAAGTGCCTTTTTGTGAAGATTCCTGACATACTGATATGACATACCCATTTCACCTGATGCAACTTTCAAACTCTTAAACTGAACATATACTTTGAATAATACCTGTGAATACCTTGCATTGTGCAGACCTCTAATCTGCTTGATGATCTGTTCCTTGGCATCTGAAAATTTGTCAATTTCCCTGTTTATCTGTTCATTGAAATCAACATAGTTTGTGACTGCCTTGCATAAACTGTCACCTGACGGACTTGTCTGCACTCTTTCAGCAGAATAATCAATACCGCCCGTGCTGCAAGCATTGGTTTTCATATCATCAAGGCGTTCTAAGTCCTGATTGATATTAGTATCAAGTTCCTGTAACTGTCCTAAATATTCCCTTGCGGATAATGTTTTCATTCTTTTACCTGTCCTTTCCTTGGTATCGGTTGGGTAACGGTTGAAAATTGGCAAAAAATGTCTTGAAAGCCTTGTAAATACTGACGGTAACTGTTGGTAACGGTAACTGTTAAACTCTTATACTCTATATTTTTACTTTTTTATAGATACATAAAAAATACTAATAATAAAAATAATAAGAAAATTACATTTAACCG